AACCCATCACACTATAAAGGTGAAATCGAGTGCATAGAAGCCATTAAAGCATCAATGTCAAAAGAGAATTTCAAAGGGTATTTAAGAGGAAATATAATGAAATACATATGGCGTTTTGAACGTAAGGGTGGAAACGAGGATTTGAAAAAAGCACAATGGTATTTAAATAAATTGATAGATGAAACAAGTACAACAATATCTAAACCAACGGGGTTGTAATTTAACCGTTGACGGCGTAATAGGACAAAAAACCATTCAAGCATTAGATGAGTTTTTAAAGTCTGAAATGTATAATTTGAAATATAGCAAAGTTTCAAAAGGTATCATCTATATCCGCACTGATGACAAATTAACCAATCGTTACGATGACTTTGCCGTTTTGATTATTAACGACAAAATTGAAATGGTTGTGCCTTGTAGCACTACTGCTGGTAAATTCTATGTTCAAAATCCAATTACAACGGGTGGAATTACAGGAACTGCCATTGCGTGTAAACAACAAGTTAAAGGCTCACATCAATTTGTAACTGCTAAAACTTGGACATCGTTGTGGTTAAATGCTCCGTTTTTCAGACAAATAAAACCTATTTCAATTTATCGCGATGGTAATAAAGACGGAGTAATCGATACTAAAACAATTACGAAAGGACTTTATGGAATCAATCTACATAGAGGTGGTTTAGGTTCATTGATTGATAGATGGTCTGCTGGATGCCAAGTTGTCCCCGATAAATATTGGTTTGAAATTGTCAAATACTTTGCAAATGGTGAAGTAATTGATTTTACATTAATATGAAAAACGTTAACTTATCCGATTTAGGTACTGACAAAGCATCAACAATTGTTGCAAAAGATGCGGTACAAGATGTCATTCTTGAATGGGGTAATGCGTTAATATCGGATTTCAGAGAACGTTTACTTAAAAACAATAGTTTCGCTACTGGTCAACTTTATGGGCAAATAGAACCAGAAATAAAAGTCAATACACAAGGTACTAAATTCGTTGTGTATATGCTCGATTATTATAGAGCAGTAGAGTTTGGACAAAAACCAGGAGTAAACGTTAGCCAAAAAACTATTCTGCAATGGATGAAAAACAAACGTACCTTTAAACTACCAAGTACTCCAACAATGCAAAATGTACTTGCCAAGATTATAACAAGAAAAATAGTTGAACGTGGTACAAAAGCACGACCATTCATTGCTCCAATACTTACAAATTCACGGATTCAAACACTTTCTGATAGTGTTGCAAAGGCATTTGCTGAAAATATTTTTACAAAATAATTTTGCATATTAAAAAAACTTTTGTATTTTCGCATTATGGAAATACAAGAAGTTATTAAACAAATCAAGTTAAACAAGCGTCACGGGCTTGTAAAAAAAGTCTCTACTCGTACTGGTATTTCAATGCCAACAGTACGAAAATATCTTCAAGGTGATGTAATTCAACCAAAGGCATTACAAGTTTTATCAACTGCATTACAAATCATTAAGGAGGATAATAAATGATTTGGGTATTGGAAAATGAGGTTATCATTTCAGCAGATCCATTAGAAATCGTATTGGATGCCTATGAGGTTAGTTTAGTTTTAGTAGACTATACCGATTCTTTATATTGGCAAACTGAATTTGATGAGAATGGTAAAAAGTACTATTTAGTTGAATTAGACCTTTTAAACAAGGAAATTTTACACGATTTAGTGTGCCAAGCATTGAGAAACGAAGAACTTAAATACACAACAAGAGTAATATGAAAACATCTGAAAACATTAAAGCCATTAGTAAGGCACTTTTTGACTTTCAAGGTAAGGTCAACAAAGTTATTAAGGGTTCAACAAACCCACATTTTAAATCTAAATATGCTGATTTAAGCAATATTTTAGATACTATTTACCCAACATTGCAGCAATGCGGATTATTGATTACGCAACATCCAAATGAGAAGTATTTAATCACACGCATTATCCATGCTGAAAGTGGTGAGTGGTTTGAGAGTGCTTGTGAAATTGTTGCAAAAGATTTTACCAATGCACAGTCTTACGGAAGTGGAATAACGTATGCACGGAGACATTCACTCCAAAGTATTTGCGGTTTGAATTTTGAAACTGACGATGATGGAAACGCAGCAGTAGGAAAACCAATTAAAGAACAATTAACGCCACAACATCCAATGTGGGCAAAAGCCGTCAAATTCCTACAAGAAGGTGGGTTAATGGCGGATATTACCAACAAATATGATGTTAGTGAAGCAAATAAAAAATTGCTCATTGCTGGTAAATGAAATATAAATTTAGATAAATGGAAATTCTTATAACACAAAACGAAGATAAGTGGCAAGAAGCGAGGCAATCTCGCTTCACCGCTTCTGAAATCCATAAAATAATGGGCAACCCACGCAACAAATCTGAAAACTTAAGCGAAACTGCAAAGTCATTCGTATATGAAAAGGCTGCCGAAATACTTACAGGACAACGAAAACAACTTTTTGGTGATGCTTTAACTTGGGGTACTGAACACGAAAAAGAAGCATTTAAAGCATTTGAATTAACGCACTTTGACAATGTTACATATTATGGCGGTGAATCATTTGTTTTCATTCCTTATGGTGAATATAGCGGATATTCTCCCGATGGTTTATCGGATCAATACATCATTGAAATAAAATGCCCGTATAATAGTGCTATACATTTAAAGAATTTTACTATTAATTGTGCGGATGACTTAAAGCAATTACATCCAGAATATTATTGGCAAGTGCAGTTAGGTATGATAGCAAGTAAATTGAATGAGTGTCGCTTTATTTCGTATGATCCACGATTTCCACAAAAACACCGTATTCACGTTGCTGAAATTGAACTACAAGATGTCAAAGACGAAATAGACGAGAAATTGTACTACGCTTCACAACTTTTAACAAATGTCATAGAATTGCAATAATTGTAAAATATTTTGCAATATTGAAAATAAGTATTAATTTTGAATCACAATAACAAACCAAATATGAAAACAAAAGTAATTGCAAACTTTCTAACCAAGCGTGAAGCGTTTGAGTGGGTAATTAGTCACCTTGAAGATGGAACTATCGGAGACATTAACACACGATATAACTATGAAGGATTTTATTGTGTTTATAGCGAAACTGAAACTACTATTTATTTAGGAATTTATGATAACAATATTTGAGGCATTTGCAGTCATTGGAATGATGGCTACTTGCGTAGGACTTTATATGTTCATTAAGATTTGCAGAATTGAATACCAAGAAGCCGAAAAGATGGACATTAACGAAATCAAAGAAGAATTGCCAAAGTGGGAGAAAATGAATGTAGTTGCACGGATGGCTAAAAAAGAACTTGACAAACAATATAAGGAGAGATTAAAATGAAATTCGGTATTATTCTTCAAATAACAATTTTAACTGCCGTTTTAATTATGGCTATTGATTGGTATTTTTTTATAAAAAGACTAAATAAGAAGAGAGATAAACATAAAAAGGAGTTTAACAGCATAGTTAATAAAATACAAGTAGGTAACAATGAGCAACAATAATGAAGATGGTGCATTTTGGTCAGGAATAGTTGGACTAATTGCAATTATAATTATTTTATATATGGCATATAATATGGGAATTTTATGAATAACAATAAACAACTCACACCAGCCCAATCATTTAAAATTCGTATTGATAAAATGATTGATTTGCCAAATGATTTAAAATTTCAAATTATGCAAGATATAGATCAATTACTCATAGAAGAAAAAAAACACATCATTGAGGCACACGAAGATTTCATAAACGAATATGCTTTAGACTATTATCACAACCGTTATGAAAGTAATCAATAAAGACCTTACAATTAGTGAAGTTTTAGATTTAAGATTTCCATTTTATACCAGTTTAGTTCTGAACTTGGTTATGGCTGCTCTGCTAATATTTGGAACTGAAAAAATCAAACACATCTATCATACAAAAGTTGTCACAAATATTCGAGAAGATGTGACACTTAATGATTCCGCTTTACTTAAAGAATTAGTACATTTAAAATGTGTTTTACCAAATATTGCATTGGCACAAATCAAAATTGAATCAAGCCATTATAAGAGCATTATAGCAATTGAAAACAAAAATATTTGCGGTATTAAGACAAGCAAAAGCAAATACGTTATAGGGCAAAATAGAGGGCATTGTGTTTATAATACATATAGAGATTGTCTACGCGACTATGTCAGAATACAAAATGCATATTTAAAAAACATAAATCATAAGTATGCAGAAGCGACTGGATATGTAGATTTAATAAAACAAATGAAATGAAACGACATAATAAACATTGGACTGAAAGCGAAATTCAAGAGTTGATACAATTGTATCCAGATTCAAATAACTCGGATTTAGTAATCAAATTTGAACGTAAACTACCAACTATTTTAGACAAAGCACATAAGTTACGATTAAAAAAATCAAAAGCGTATTTAAGTAAAATCAATAAACGATATAATATAGGGTTTTCGACAAGATTTAAACCAGGACATAAAGCGTGGAATAAAGGCTTAAAACTTGGTAGTGAATGGTGTAAACGAACACAGTTCAAAAAAGGAAATCCAGCACATAATAAATTACCTAAAGAATTAAAAGAATTAAGTTTATTGAGAAACAAATTGTACAAAAGTATTAAAGCACGAGAAAAACGATATGCCGAAAAATAAAATAACCGATTTGAGAAACCATCTTTTTGAAACAATAGAAATGCTCAAGGACAAAGAAATTGACATCCAAACTGCCAAAGCAATAAGTGATGTTGCACAGGTTATTATCAACTCAGCAAAAGTAGAAGTTCAATTTCTAAAAGAGGTAGATGCTTCAAAAAGTACAAATTTTATGTTGGAAAATAAGGAATAAGTATTATATTTGTATTGTTAAGTGAGATGTCAGATATCTCAAAACTTAAAAAATATTTACCCCGTTAAATATGTTTGTAATCTGACTGCAGCATATTTGATGGGGTTTTTTTATGGCAAAAAATAAAAAATCATTCATACTTTACACAGATCAAAGTGGAGTATTTAACCAATTACCTGATGAAATTGCTGGTAAACTTATTAAGCACATTTTTGCTTATGTAAACGATGAAGATCCAAAATGTGAAGATTTAATTATCAATATTGCATTTGAACCAATTAAGCAAAGTTTAAAACGTGATTTAAAAAGATATGAGGAATATATTGAAAAACAATCACTTAATGGTTCTAAAGGTGGTAGACCTAAAAAAGCCAAAGAAAGCCAAAAAACCCAAGCCTTTTTAGAAAAACCCAAAAAAACTGATAGTGATAGTGTAAGTGATAGTGTTAATGATAATGAAATAAAGAATAAAAAGAAAAAGTTTGTAAAACCTACAATTGAAGAAATACAAAAAGAATTTCCAACAATAAACGCAGAGAACTTTTATTACTATTATGAAAGTGTAGGATGGATGAGAGGTAAAACACCTGTAAGAGATTGGAAAGCAACTGCACATAATTGGATGCGCAAAGATTACAATCACCAAACACAACAACCACAAGTTAAACCTAAATTAGCAACTTTAAACGATGAATAACGAGGAAAGTATAATTGCACAACTAATTGTCGCAGATATGCCAAAGACATTTTTACCACGCTTGAATCCAGAATGGTTTAACGATTGGCACAAGTCACTAATTAGCACAATGCAAAATATGTATTTAATCAATGAGCCTATTGGACTGGCTTCATTGAATAGATACCACAAAGATAAAATTGTGCAATTGGTTGCAATTTGCAATACTTTTACAACCGATAGAGAATTTGAATACCAAATCAAAGCACTTGAATACGATTATAAACACAAACAATTGATTGAACGAATTTCATCAATTAACAAAAATGATAATTTAAGTCAGATAGTTAATTACTTGCAGGAATCAATAAGTGAATCACAATTAACAACTAATACAAAAGTTGATTCAATAAGCCAAGTAACTGCCAATGTATTAGATGAAATGGAGAGTGCAATTAAACGTGGTGACACTAAACGAGGTATTGATACAGGATTTCAATATTTAAACCGTTATATCGGTGGATACAACAAAGGAAATTTAATAATTATAGGCGGAAGACCAGGTTCTGGAAAAACTGCTATGGCTTTATGTATGGCAATAAAAGTAAGTCAATGGGCTAAATGTTTGTTTTTCAGTTTAGAAATGAGCAATGAAGAAATTGCCAAAAGATACATATCTCTATTTTCAAGCGTAGAGAACTTTAAAATAAGGAATGGTAACTTATCATTAGAAACTATTGAAACTATCTCTAAAAGCCTTTATAATACAAATAGCGACTTTTATTTGTGCGATGACACTAACCTATTGATACAAGATTTAAAATCAAGATGTAAAATTCACAAAGCAAAGTATGGATTGGATATAGTTTTTGTTGATTATCTACAATTAATAAATGGAAACAAAAAAAATAGGTTAGAAGAAATTAGCGAGATTAGTAGAATTCTAAAAGCAACTGCAAAAGAATTAGGAATAACAATAATTGCATTAGCCCAATTATCACGGCAAAGTGAGCAAAGACAAGATAAAAGACCTTTGTTAAGTGATTTAAGGGAAAGCGGTCAAATTGAACAGGATGCAGATGTAATTCTATTTCCTTTTAGACCTGCATACTATGAAAACGACAAGCCAGAAATCGAAGAAGATGCAGAGTTAATTATAGCAAAGAATAGACACGGACAATGTGTTACTATTCCTATGCGTTTTATTGGTAAATACACTAAATATGAAGAAATAATATGATTAGTGAAGTTAAAAATATGGACTGTATAGAATATATGCAGCAGTTTCCTAATAAATATTTTGAATTGGCGATTGTTGATCCTCCGTATGGGATTGGTGAAAGTAGTAAAAATAGAAATGGTAGGATAAAAAATATTGATAAAAGAAACGGGAGAGTAAGTTACGTTATAACAAACAATGAAATTAAAGATTGGGATAGTAAACCACCAAGTATTGATTATTTTATAGAATTACAAAGAGTATCAAAAAACCAAATAATTTTTGGTGCAAATCATTTTATTGAATTAATTCCAAATGCAAATAGCCCAAGTTGGATAGTTTGGGATAAATGCAACGGAAGTTCTGATTTTGCTGATTGTGAATTAGCGTGGACGTCATTTAATAAAGCAGTCAGACAATTTCGTTTTATGTGGTCAGGAATGTTTCAAGGTAAACAATCATTTAATCAAGGTCATATTTTTGAAGGAGATTTATCAAAACACGAAAAAAGAATACACAAAACACATAAACCAATTATTTTATACCGCTGGCTTTTACAAAACTACGCAAAACAAGGCGACAAAATACTCGACACTCATTTGGGTTCTGGTAGCAGCAGAATAGCAGCAGACATGGAAGGATTTGATTTTTACGCTTGTGAACTTGACAAGGATTATTTTGATGCAAGTTGCAAAAGATTTGATGAATATAAACTACAACAAAAACTATTTTAATATGAAAGACATAGATTACGTGGTTGAATACCACAAACTAAAAAGAAAACTAAAATCTCAAGAAAGTCACTATCTTGGTCGGTTGGAACAATGCCACAAAGAAATTGAAAAGTTAAAAGGGTATATTAAAAACCCAATTGTAAAAACTGATTATAACCTAATGGCTATTTTATCGGCGGTAGGTCAAGCAACTGATGTAGTAATATACGACATACTATCGCAAAGCCGTAAATTTGAAATCGTATCGGCACGACATTTGTTTTGTTATGTTGCTTACATCCATAATAGATATACCCTTTCATCAATTGGTTTATTTATTAATCGCGACCATTCAACCGTTATAAACGCAGTGCAACAATTTGAAAACTATTTAGAACTTGGATACAAAAAAGAACAACGGCAATACAAAGCAGTATTGGAATTGTTATCAATTGGTGATGCAGAAGGGATATTACCAGGAAACAATATATCTGCACGAGTTGGAAGTTGACAAAGAACAAAAAAAATACGAAAAAAAAGGTTATAAATTTGTACAATTGAAAAAGATTTTGTAATATTTGCAAATCAAAGACAAAATATTAAAAGAAGTCGCTCAATCAAATTGGCTGCAAGTTGCTGCAAAAAGGATAAGTGTCTATTCTGATGACTTGGCACAGCATCTACTTTTGATATTATGTGAAATGCCCGAAGCGAAATTAGTAAATGTATATAACCAAGGATTCATTCAGCACTTTTGCATTAAAATTATGATGAACCAAGCGTATGGGAAATATCAAAAGTTTAATAAACTGATGTCACCAATTGGTTTAATAAATGTTTACGATATGGAAATAGAAGCAAATGAGTGCGATGAGATTGAGTTACAATTTATTAGTGACGATGAACAAAAGAAACAAAACTTAATTAAAAAAGTAGTTGAATCGAATCGGTGGTATGAACGTGAGATATTCAATTTATGGATGAATGGTGAAAGTGCAAGATCAATCCATCGAAAAACTACAATTTCAATAAGGGAAGTATTAAGAGTAATTAAAAAAATAAAAGACGAAATCAATAATGAATACAATAGTTAGCATTATAGGTATAGCGTGTTTAGGATTTATCTTAAGCCACGTTGTTGCACCTATGTTTAAAATAAAAATAAAGCCATTCACTTGTGAAAGTTGTATGTCTTGGTGGTTAGCATTAATTTGGTTTTATCCATTAGGTATAGATGCTATTTTATTTGCTGCTATTGCTTATGTTATTGCTGGATTAATTTGGAAACTATGACAAACGAACAAATAGACTACATTTTAAGCGTTGAACACTATCTTTACGCTTATCGTAAAACTTTGGTTATGCGAATGCCAAACGATGAACAATTAAAACTAAAGCAAATTTACTTTGATGTAATGGGAAGCCATATACCAAATTGCTCTACTTGCTTTATTGATTCGTTCACATCTTTGATTATTCGAGCAAACGCATTAAAAGCAGAGCAAATTCCAACGCTTGACACAATTCAACAACAAGCAATTGAACTTGCTCAAATTGCAGATGATGAGCATAGACCAAGAAAAAAACGCAAGTGAAGAAACACACTAAAATCTATCTCGATTACTTTGAACTTGCAATAAGTGATTATATCCCTTGTGAAGTTTGCAATAAACCAGCAGTAGATATTCATCACATCGAACCTCGTGGAATGGGTGGAAGCAAAACAAAAGACACTATCCAAAACTTAATGGCTTTATGTCGTGAGTGTCACCACGAAGCAGATTTTGGCACAAAGTTATCGAAGGAGTTTTTAGGAAAAATTCATGCAGATGTATTAAAAAAATCGTGAACTAAACGAGATGGCAAATAAATTAGACAATTTGAAACCTTTTCAACCAGGAAACAATGCTAATCCTAATGGTAGACCTAAAAAGGTTGTAACAAAACTAAAAGAATTAGGATACTCGAAAGACGATATCAATCAAACGTATATGAATATGCTTGGGATGACA